GATGACTGCTTTCTCAGACATTGTAGATATCGCTACCAGCTATGAGAGCGATATCGGGGAGCGCATTCTTGATATTTTCAATAAGGCAATGGAAACCTACGCAAATGTCGCGCTTCAAGGCACGCCAGCCGGTATTCCAAGTTCATCTCTAGGCGCAGCATTTGAAAGAATGATAGACCCGGCTGCGAGCGAAACCGCAGTTACGGAAGCCCAGGCAGAAATGCTCCGCGCGATGGGGGTCCGCGACCCTGCCAGAGCGCCGGGGCTTTCCGCGTTTCTCGTTACTTACAACAGATTTAGATCGCGCGTCCCCGGCCTTAGCAAAGGCGTTTTGCCAAAGCTGGACCCGCTTGACGCCACCCCAATCGGGGGCGATCCGGCCATCGCCCACGGGTTTGGCATTGTATCCGGCGGCAAGCCAAGCCTTCTCAGAGAATACTTTGCCCAGCTTAATTACGCTGTTGGTGAGCCGCCCGCGTATATGGTCGCCAAAGCGGGCCGCTCCATGACCGCAGAAATGGAAAACAGATTTAAACAACTATATGCTCGCGAGATTAAAATTAACGGCGTAGACATGCAGACTGCTCTCGCCAATGAAATTGAGCGGTATATAGAAGAATACGAAGGCAAATATGGTCAAAAGCTGCCGCTTGGAACTGTCCACCCAACGCTTAATAGGATTGTTTCCGACTATAGAGGGGCCGCACGCAAGGTAATGTTTGGTGATATGGAAGCGAATAAGAGAGAAGATGGCTACATCAACGAGGCCCGCCCTGTGGGGTCGGAATACGGCTTGGTTGGTGATTATATTGAGTACCCTGAAGCAAGCCGCGATTTGGTTGAGCGATTAAATACGATAACTTCTTTCGGAAAGTAGTTAGAGATGGCTGATTACAACATTAACGCAGTAACGCGCCGGGTCGTCTTCAGCGGCTCCGCTGGAACCGGGCCGTATGCCTTCACGTTTGAGGTTCTGGATCAGACCGATCTTGCCGTCTATTTCAACGCAGTCAAGCTGACGTTGACTACGGACTACACGGTTTCCGTGGCTGCCAACGGTACGGGCAGCGTAACCATTGTGACTGGCACGAACGTGCCGTCCACGCCAGTTACCGCCGACCAGATCACGATTGTCGGTGCGCGTGACATCGAGCGTACTACAGACTTTGTGACTGCCGGTGATCTTCGCGCGGCTGCTTTAAACGAGCAGCTTGACGGCCAGATCATCATGGTTCAGCAAATCTCGGAAGAGAGCAAGCGCGCCATGCGTGCGCCGGTTTACGACCCGGCGCTTGTCGAGGATGGCGGCGTCGTGGACATGGAGTTGCCGACGAAGGCAAGTCGCGCCGGTAACTACCTCGCATTTGACACGGATGGCAACCCGACCGTCGGCGTTGAGGTCGGCGTATTTCGCGGGGACTGGGCCGCGTCTACTGCCTATGCGTTGCGCGATATCGTCAAGGACACGACGAACAATAACATCTACATCGCGACCACGGCCCACACCAGTAGCGGCAGCTTGCCCATTTCTTCAAATGCCGACGTTGCGAAGTGGGCGCTCATCGTCGATGCAGCGGCAGCGGCGGCCTCTGCTACGAGTGCCAGCGGATTTGCCGACGAGGCCGAGGCGTGGGCGAAAAAGACTGACGGCGAGGCACAGGTCGGCGAGGGCTACAGCTCGAAGGCTTGGGCGGTCGGCGGGACGGGCGTCACGGACACCGCCGCCGCTGGCGCTGCGAAAGAGTGGGCAACTGAAACTTCCGGCACAGTCGACACGAGCGACTACTCTGCAAAAGAGTATGCGAGCGGCACGCAATCCGGCGCCGGCGGGAGCGCCAAAGAATGGGCGCAGCGAGCCGAGGACTCCGCAGTCCCAGGCGGCGGCGGCGAGTATAGCGCGAAGCACTACAGCGCCAAGGCCAGCGCGTCGGCCAGCTCGGCCAGCACCTCGGCGTCCAACGCGAGTACAAGCGCGTCGGCTGCCAGCACATCGGCGTCAGACGCAAGCACTTCGGCGTCGGCTGCATCGTCCAGCGCCGCATCGGCGGCGGCGTCCTTTGATAGCTTCGACGATAGATATTTGGGCGCTAAGTCCAGCGCACCGGCGCTCGACAACGACGGCGATCCTCTGATTCCCGGGGCCCTGTTCTTTGACTCCACCGCTGGCGAGATGAAAGTTTATAACGGCAGCGGCTGGGTCGCGACGGGATCGACGATCAGCTCTGTTTACCAGCGGTTCGAGTACACCGCGTCCGGCGGCGAGACTTCAGTGACCGGCGCGGACGACAACGCTAACACCCTTGCCTATGACGCTGGGTTCATCATGGTGTTTCTGAACGGCGTGATGCTCAACGACGGCGATTACACTGCGACGAGCGGAACGTCAATCACCGGGCTGGCGGCGCTGACTGCGGGTGACAAGCTCGAAGTGATCGCCCACGGTGCGGCTGCACCGGGAGACTATTACAGCAAGTCTGCGAGCGATGCGAAGTACGCGCTTCTGGGCGCGAATACAGACATCACGTCTCTGACCCTGGCCGATGGATCGAGCAGCGCGCCAGCGCTCGCTAACACAGGCGATACCAATACCGGAATCTTTTTCCCCGCCGCCGACACGGTTGGCGTTGCGGTCGGTGGGACTGAGGTCTGGCGCTTCGGCTCGAACCCGACGACCGCGAAGAACTTAATAATCAACGGTGCGATGACGGTGGCGCAGCGTGGGTCTACGAATATCGCAGCGGGTGCGGTTGGTTATGGCGGGCCGGATCGTTGGGAGGCTCTTTCTGGGGCAACAGCAGCCTACACGCTAACGGCAGATACTGATGTTCCGTCAGGGCAGGGTTTTACGAAATCCCTAAAGGTGGACATAACCACAGGGGATGCAAGCATATCCAGTGGTGAGCATTACCACGTTCGGACCAAGCTAGAAGGGACCAATGTTTCCCACCTGATGCTTGGGACGGCTAACGCCAAAACTGTCACATTGCAGTTTTGGGCTAGGTCAAGAATTACTGGCATCCATTGCGTCTCGCTGCAAAATAGCGCGGAAAATCGTAGTTATGTTTTTGAATACACGATTGCTTCGGCAGACACATGGGAGTTTTTCACCAAGACCGTTGCGTTGGATCAGTCGGGGACTTGGCTGACTACTACGGGAATTGGATTAAGCCTAGTATGGTCGTTGGGAGCAGGCTCATCATACCAAGGCACTGCGGATACATGGAATGCTGCGGATGATGAAGCTACGTCTAATCAAGTAAACGTAGTTTCTAGCACCGGAACTTTTGGACTTGCAGGCGTTCAACTCGAAATCGGCAGCGTGGGGACGGACTTTGAGCATGAGGATTACGGCACGACGCTAGAAAAGTGTCAGCGGTATTTCCGTCGCTGGACTGTTCAGGATTCTAGCAGCCAGATATTTGGCTCTATCACGATGAATGCGGCGACAAATGCATTCTTAGGCCCGGTAGCGCACCCCGTTGAAATGCGGTTGTCACCGACCATTTCAATCTCTGATGTTGGCCATGTCATAGTTGCGGATGGCGCAAACGCCAACAAAACATGCAGTGCCTTTACGGCTTACCCCAACGCCACTGCGTGGTCGGCCTTGTTCACGGTGGCATCGGGAACCACGGGCGGGGGCTACATTTACCGAGATGTCACAGACGCCCTTTACTTTGACTTCACCGCGGAGTTGTAAAAATGAGAAAAAACCTTCAATGGGACAAGATGGGCAGTGTCGTCAAGGACATGGACACAGGTGAGTCAATCCCACCCGTTCCCGGCAATGCTGATTACGACGAGATCGTAGAACAAGGGTTGGCTATTGCGGCCTACACGCCTCCTGCGATCACGTGGGCGGACGTCCGCAGCGAGCGCGACGGTCTGCTTGCGGCGACAGACTGGTGGGCAGTTTCAGATCGCGCGATGTCTGCGGACGAAACAAATTATCGGCAGGCGCTGCGCGATGTGCCGCAAAATTTTGCAAGTCCAGCCGATGTGGTCTGGCCTACCAAGCCAGGAGCTTAACCATGACGATCAATCGTGATCTAGCAGACCTCGCCCAGTCCCTTACCGGGGGCATCACGACGCTCAGCGAATTAGTCACCGCAGCGACTTCCGGCATCGTCGAGACCAACGCATTCATTGATGCGTGTCTCGTCGGCCCTTCAGTAGATGGGAAAGCGTGGGCCGGTAAGTTTGAGAACGGATCAGTTTGGTCAAGCCTGATGCTTGCCACGGTAGAAACCAGTGGCTCTGACGCCGAAGTCAACATTTGG